CGCCCGTTGCTGCAGGTCGCCGAGGATCAGAGCGACGGCGCGAGCGCCACCACGCGCGCGAAATGGGAAGCAGGCGTGCGTGCCGGCCGCGCCGTTTCGATCGAGATCGACGTGCCCGGATGGCGGGTGCGCGCAGGTGGCGAATTGTGGCGGCCGAACGTGCGGGTGCGGGTCAAATGCCCGCCCGCGTTCGTGGACGATCAGGTGATGCTGGTATCGGCGGTGCGGCTGCGCAAGGACGATGGCGGCACGATCGCGACGCTCACCTGCAACCCCCCCGAGGCCTACAAGCAGCTGGCGGGCGCGGCATGAGCATCGATCGGTTGCTTAATCGCGTACAGATGATGATCGGGCGCGGGACGATCGCGGCGATCGACGACGCGCCCAAGCTGCAGGAAGTGCAGGTCGAGATGCTCGCCGACGAGACGCACGAGGCCGTCGAGCACGTCCTGCCCTATGGCTTCACCGCGCATCCCTTGCCCGGCGCCGAAGCGGTGATGGTTTCGGTCGGTGGCATCCGCAGCGCCGGCATGGTCATCACGATCGCCGATCGGCGCTATCGCCTGACCGGCCTCCCCCAGGGCGAGGTCGCGTTGCACGACGATCAGGGGCAGCGCGTCCACCTGACCCGCGACGGAATCGTGATCAGCAGCGGCCAGGGCATATCGATCGAGACCGAGGGCGATCTGGCGCTGACAGCCGAGGGCGCCGTGTCGATCGAGGGCGCGAGCGTGACGATCGACAGCGACGGCGCGGTCACAGTGAACAGCGACGACGTGGCGATCGGCAACGGCGCGACCAAGGGCGCGGCGCGCGTGGATGACCCGATCCACGATGGCGACGACCGGATTTCGGGCGGCTCCAGCAAGGTGAGGATCGGATGAAGGGGAAAGCGAAGCGGCCGGGAACGCGACTGGTGTCGGGCGATGTCGATCTGACGAAGGCGGGCGAGCTGATCCGTGCCGCCGGCTATTGCGTGGGCAAGGGTGATCCGATCGTCGCGCGCGGCTGGTGGGACGGTCAACGCAAGCTGCGCCGCCTGAAGGCGAGCTTCGTCGATGGCTGGAAGGTAACGATCGGCCTTCGTGCTGATGGCGGCTGGTCGATGTCCTGGGGGATCAAGCTCGTCAGCCGGAAGGACGCGGCGTGACGAAACGTATCAGCCTCTCGCTCGATGATCTGGCCTTCCTGATCGTGGCTCTGCGGCATGGATACACGCCCAATCCGCACCCCAACTACCTTGAGGGCCTGACCGAGCGTGGTCGCCACGAGGTCGATGCATGGAACGCGCGCGGCGCTGTGCTGCTGGCCCGGCTAGAGCAGAAAATCGGGCTGTCATGACGGATCTCGCGCTCCAGTTCGACAGCACCAGCTGGTCGGCCGATCTGGCGCTGGTCGATGGCGCGCTGGCGACCGATGACGGCATCGTCACCGCGATCGTGATCTCGCTGTTCAGCGATGCGCGGGCGCGGGCCGACGATCCGATCCCGGTGGGCAGCGATCCGCGCGGATGGTGGGGCGACGCGTTCGGCGACGATCCATCCGACCGCATCGGCTCGCGGCTGTGGCAGCTGGCGCGCGGCAAGGCGATCGAGACCACCGCACTGGCGGCGCATGAAACGGTGCGTGAGGCGCTTGCCTGGATGATCGCGGACGGGGTTGCGAGCGCGGTCGATATCGAAGCCCGCATCCTGCCCGCCCGCCCGACGGGACCGAGCGCCGGGCTTCAGGTCGGCGTCACGGTGCATCGTCCTGACGGCCCGACACGCCAGCGGTTCGATTTCCTGTGGGATGCCACTGCCCGGAGCTATGCATGACCTTCGTTCGCCCGACCCTTTCCGACCTGGTCGCGCGCAACCGCGCGGATATCGACGCGCGGATGCCCGGCGCGGACAGCCGGTTGCGGCGCAATGCGCTCGACGTCCTCGCGATCGTTCACGCCGGGGCCGTGCATTCGCTGTACGGCATGATCGATGCGCGCGCGCGCTTCTTCCCCGATCCCGACAATGCGGAGGCGATCGCGCGCTGGTCGGCGCTCAAGGGCGTGCCGCGCAAGGCGTCGGCGCCCGCGACCGGCAATGTCGCCCTGACCGGAACCGATGGCAGTGATGTGCCCGCCGGCGCGATCCTCGCCCGGAGCGATGGTGCCCGCTACATCGTCCAGGCAGAGGTGACGATCGCGGCCGGGGTGGCCACGGCTGTGGTCGAGGCCGAGCTGCCCGGCATCGCCGGCGCGATGGACGAAGGTCAGCCGCTGACCTTCCTGTCGCCCATCGCCGGCGTGGCCGCGATCGGCGTCGTCGCGGCCGGCGGACTGGCCGGCGCGGCCGACGAGGAGAGCGATGCCGAACTTTCCGCCCGAATTTACGAGGCGATGCGCCGCCCGCCGAGTGGGGGGAAGGCCAGCGACTATATCGCCTGGGCGAAGTCGGTGCCCGCTGTCACCCGTGCCTGGGTGTACGAGAATTGGGACGGGCTGGGCACGGTCAAGCTGCTGTTCGTCTGTGACGGGCGCGACGATATCATCCCCGAGAGCGGCGATATCGAGGCGGTGGAGGCGATCATCGCGACCGAGCGGCCCGTCTGCGCCGATGTGACCGTAGCGGGGCCGATCGCCGACCCGCTGGACCTGACCATCGACCTGACCCCCGCCGAGACCGCCGTCCAGGATGCGGTGGAGGCTTCGCTGCGCGACCTGATCGCGCGCGAGGCGGAGCCGGGCGGCACGCTGCTCATCAGCCGCATCCGTGAGGCGATATCGATCGCGGCGGGCGAGACCGATCATGTCCTGACCACGCCGAGCGCCAACGTCACGGCGGCGGCGGGCGAGATCACCACGCTGGGGACAATCACCTGGTCATGACGCACGGCGCCGATTCCTATCACGCGCAGCTGCTCGCCCTGCTCCCGCCGGGGCCGGCGTGGCCGCGCGAACCGGACAGCGTGCTAGGGAAGCTGCTTCGCGCCTGGGCGGACGAGTTCGCACGCGTGGAGGCCCGCGTCGAGCAGCTGCTCAGCGAATATGATCCACGCACGGCGGTCGATCTGCTCGATGAATGGGAGGCGGCGCTCGGCCTGCCCGATCCCTGCACCCAGGCGAACACCAACACCAGCGCACGCCAGCTCAACATCTGGCGCAAGCTCGCCTTTGTCGGCGGTCAGACGCCTGCTTTCTTCGTCGCCCTTGCCGCCTCGCTGGGCTTCGAGATCGAGATCCACGAGTTCGATCCGGATGTGGACGATTACGATCCGACGCTCGCCTCGGCCGTGGCGGCGGGGCGCTGGCGCTATGTGTGGCGGGTCCATGTCCTCAACGCCGGCGACTTCACCGTCTTCCGCGCGGGCGATCCGGTCGACGGGCGACTGGTCGAGGGGGACGCGGCGTTCGACCTGGAGTGCATTTTCGCCGCCGCCCGCCCCGCGCACACCCATGTCATCTTCAGCTATCCGGAGGAGTGATCCATGTTCCGCATCAACAGCTCGGGCGCCACCATCGACGGGCAGTTCAAACAGTCACCAGCCCCTGCGACGCAGGTGAGCGCCGCGTGGCTGAACGCGCTGCAGGCTGAAATCTGCAGGGTGATCGAGGATGAAGCGGGTGGCGACGCGGCGCTCGACCCCGGCGACAACGGCCAGCTGCTCGCCGCGATCGTCGCCGTGGCGGAACGGGTCTCAGCCTCGGCCGGCCGGAAGAAGGGGCGCTATGTCGGTTCGATCAATGCGGGCGGTCTGGTCCGTATCGATTTCGCCGAACCGTTCGATATCGGCGTGGATTACGTCCTATCGCTGACGCCGCTGAACAGCGCCGGGTCGTCGTCGCGCGATAATTTTCTTCAACGCCGCGACACGCTGTCCGATCCGACCGGCTTCTATGTGGTGGTGCAGGGAGCCCACACAGGCGGCGACAACACGCTCGACGGTTTCGACTGGATCGCCGAGGCGGTCTGAAATTGCCCCCTCGCGAGAGGGGGGACGGCGCGCACCAACGCGCCAATCCGTGGGCCGCAACCCACACCTGGCCGGTCGCGTACCGGCTTCGGTCCCCCACCGGGCGCACCGGCGGGACTAGTTACGGTGATGTGAATGAAGGAGTCGATAACGGCCGCGTCAGGCCTTGTTCCTGTTAATTCTGCGCGCCCGCCGGCCGGCTATCTCGGCGGAAAGCGCAACCTCAGTCGCCGCCTAGTGGCGATGATCGAATCGATCGAGCACACGCTCTATGCGGAGCCGTTCGTCGGCATGGGCGGGGTGTTCTTTCGCCGCACGCGGCGCCCGAAGGCAGAGGCGATCAACGATATCTCCGGCGATGTCGTCACCTTGTTCCGCATCCTGCAGCGGCACTACCAATCCTTCATGGAGGAGTTGAAATGGCGCTTCGCCAGTCGGGCAGAATTCGAGCGCCTGATGGCGGTCGATCCCGAAACATGCACCGATCTCGAACGCGCCGCCCGCTTCCTCTACCTCCAGCGCAATGCGTTCGGCGGCAAGGTGGTGGGGCGAAGCTACGGGGTGAGCTACGGTGCGCCTAGCAAGTTTCGCTACTCCGACCTGGAGGCGCAGCTCCGCGAGGTTCACGATCGATTGGAGCCGGTGAATATCGAGCGCCTGCACTACGCCGACTTCATCGCCCGATATGACCGGCCAGGTGCGCTGTTCTTCATCGATCCTCCCTACCACGGCAACGAGGATGACTATGGCCATGGCGTGTTCGAAGAAGCCGACTTCGACCGTTTGAGAGCGGTTCTAGAACCGCTCCAGGGCAGGTTTATCATGAGCCTGAACGACACGCCGCTGGTGAGGCAGACGTTCGCGCATTTCGATATTGAGGGGGTCACCCTTAACTACCGAGTCGGCGGGAAACCAACACCGGCGCGCGAGGTCATCATAACCGGGGGCGGATAGGTCATGTTTCGGAGTGCTCCAGATTCATCTGTCAAAGACTCCGGTTTCATTTGTCACGCTACATTGACGCAATTCCGAGAAGCGCGTCATTCCATATATGGAGATCGTGGCGCGGCGAAAAAAAGCTAAATAAATCAACCGGTTAGTGAATCAATTTTCCTACACGAACCTTTTTGGTTATACCAACGTATGAACTCGACCAACCACACTCATCCGAACAACCGCGACAAACTCCGTTCGAGCATCATCAGCTGCCACAACGTCCGCCCATGCTCGGCGCGTCCCGCCCGGTGCTCCTCCGCCAGCCGCGCGATCGCCTTGGGCTCGAACCACCCGCTCCCGGCCAGCACGCGCGAGCGCGCCAGCCCCGCCGCCTCGTCCGCCAGTTCCTTGCGGAACCATGCCGACACCGGCGTCACGAACCCCATCTTGGGCCGATAGAGAATGTCCCTGGGCAGATACGGCTCCAGCGCCTTCTTCATCAGCCACTTGCCCTGCCCGCCCCGGATCCGCATCGATGCGGGCAGGCTCGCGGCGAACTCGACGAAGCGATAATCCAGCAGCGGCTCGCGCGCCTCCAGGCTCACCGCCATGCTGGTGCGGTCCATCTTGGTCAGGATATCGCCGGGCAGCCAATGCTTGAAATCGGCATATTGCGCCGCGTCCAGCCCGTCGCGCGCCGGCGCCTGCCGCATCGTCTCGACATAGCGCGTCTCGGCCAGATGCCCGCCCAGCGCCGACCGCGCCGCATCGGTGTACAGGCCCGCCCGCACCCCCGGCGTGGTGACGCCGACGGCCTTGGCATAGGCCGCCCCCGAATCCTCGGCCAGCGCCAACAGCGTTGATTTCGCCCGGAATTTCTGCGGCGCCCAGTCCGCCTTCGGATAGGCCCGCCCCAGCGCCCCGAACACGCCGCTGCGCACGGCGGCGGGCAGCAACCCGCGCACCTTCTCCTCCGCGGCATGGAATTTGTAGCGCCGATACCCCGCAAGCGCCTCGTCCGCGCCATCGCCCGACAGCGCCACCGTGACCGTCTCCCGCGCCAGCTCGCACACGCGATAGGTCGCCAGCGCGGACGCATCCGCGAACGGCTCGTCGAAATGGTGGACCAGCGTGTCGATCAGCGCGAAATCTTCGGCCGCGACCGTCTTCACCCGATGCTCGGTGTGAAACCGCTCGGCGACCAGCGCCGCGTGCGCCGTCTCGTCATAACCCGCCTCGTCGAACCCGATGGTGCAGGTCTTGACCGCCGACCGGCTCGCCTCCGCCATCAGCGCCACGACCGCGCTCGAATCGACCCCGCCCGACAGGAACGCCCCCAGCGGCACGTCCGCGATCATCCGTGACCGCACCGCCGCGCGCAGATGCTCGATCAGCTGCGCCTCCAGGTCGCGCTCGGACCCGCTCGCACGCTGGGAGAAATCGACGTCCCACCATTCGACCGGCTTCGGCACGGGCTTCCCGCGCTCCAGCAACAGGAAGTGGCCGGCGGGCAGCTTCTTCACTCCCGCCAGGATCGACGCGTCGTCGGGCACATAGCCCAGCCCCAGAAAATCCTCGATCGCGGTCAGATCGGGCGTCCGCCGGAACAGCGGGTGCGCCATCAGCCCCTTGATCTCCGACGCGAACGCCACCGCCCCGTCCGACAGCTCGGCATAATGGAGCGGCTTCACCCCCAGCCTGTCGCGCGCCAGCAGGCAGAGCTGCGCCCGCGCGTCATGCAGCGCGAACGCGAACATGCCGTTGAGCTTCGCCAGCACGCCCGTGCCCCAGGCGCGCCAGCCGTGCAGCAGCACTTCGGTATCGCTGTTGGTGCGGAACACCGCGCCGCGCGCCTCCAGCTCGGCGCGGACCTCCTGGAAATTATAGATCTCGCCGTTGAACACGACGGTCAGGTCGCCCTCGACCGTCGCCATCGGCTGCGCCCCGCCGCCCAGGTCGATGATCGACAGCCGCCGGTGGCCCAGCCCCACGCCCGGCGCGGTCCACACCCCGGCCCCGTCGGGGCCGCGATGCACCAGCACGTCGGTCATCGCCTTGATGCGCGATGGATCGACCGGCTTGGCGATGGCGGGATAGTAAAGTCCGGCAATTCCGCACATCGATCGTCAGCCGCCCCGTTTGTTGT